GCTGCTTCATAAGCTCGGCTGGTGCCTTACAGAGCAACAACCCACCGATTTCGATATTGCCTTTAAATCGGCTATTCGGATCGGCTTGTAGCATCAATTTGGGTTGATCTTCAGCCTTTACAGGCTCCCAACCTTCCCGAAACTTTGCGGAGGTATTAGAGGGGTCAGCAGTGCCCATAATACTGGTCCGAATCCATCGGAATACCCAACCATTTTCCGGCTCCGGTTCGGGGAGCGTTTGCGGGGGTGTCCACGACATCTTGCGCTGTGCGGATTCTCTGTTTTCAACTTCTCGTTGCAGACGATTCTCAGCCATTTTAGTTAGCCTCCAGTTTCATTAATTCGCGTGCGTACTGTTCGTTACTCAAGCCAAGCTTTTTAGCCAGAGCAACTTGCGTAGCTGTTAAACGAATCTGACGAGGAGCAGTTGCCCGCGTCACAGGAGCCACGTTTGTAGACGGCTTTGATCGGGTAGGAGGTTTGGCTTCTTCCCTTTGAGGTCTAGTTTCTTCAGAGTCTTTGAACTCCTCTGGAAACCGTTTCCTCATCGTCGCATCGATCTGTTGGTAGTAATCGTCACTACGCGGATCGACTCCAGACCTGACCAATTTTTCGTGAAGGCCGAGCGCGAGGGCGGTCATCTCCTCGTCCACGCCGAACCAAGTGTTATTCCGTTTCCACGCATCGGCTTTTGGGTCGATGGCAGGAGCAGGCGCTTGTGGCGTCGATACCTGATTAGTTTCTTTTACTACTGGTTCCTCTTCTTGTAAAGAGGGCCGGAAGTTTTCGTACTGTTTGAGACGAAGCTTGGCATCCGTCAGGGCTTCCTGCGCGGTTGCGATATTTTCAGCATCACCAGATTCGTAAGCTTGTTTTAACTTATCCTTGGCCGTCGCAAGGTCATTATTAGCGGCCTTCGTGACTTCTTGGATGAAAACCCGCTCACCAACGCCAAGGCGCTGCTTGAGACGCTTGTTCTCCTCCATCTGGGTCTGAGCAAACTTGAGAGCTTCTTCCCGCTCACGGGCAGCGGCTTCCTTGGCTCGACGCTCATCGTTCCAGACCTTTTTCATCTGGCGGAAGCGTTCTTTTACGTCATCCGAATACTCGTCAAGCTCGTCTTTTTCGAGGTTCTCAACGATCTCCTTGGGCATCGGCTTGGCATTCGCCCGATCCTCAGCAGGCATATCGTCGATTATCTCAATGCTAAATTCTTCCTTGTCCGAAGCCTCTTTAGCCTTATTCTCGGCCTCAACTTCGTCAGGGAATTTAAATTCCTGTTTATCAGCCATAATAATTACTCCTTATGCGCGTCGGATTCCACGAGGGTCTTCGACCACCGCTTCTACCGTGTCGTCGTTAATAATGCGGAACTCCCGACCGTGGATAACCACGCGGGTGCCTGAATAAGGCCGGGTCAGGACAAAATCGCCTTCCTTGCACCATGCTCCGGTGGGGAACCGGCTCTCGTCCTTGTAGCAAAGGTCGCCCAGTTTGACGACGAACAGAACCACGGTGGTCTGCTCCTCGACTCGCTTGGTGTCCTCAGCTTTGACAATACCGCTCTCGTATTCTTCTTCGACATGCGGAACCGCGCATAACATCCGGTAGCCTTTCGGCTCCGGCAGGAGTTTGGCTTTAGCAGCCTCTTCCTGTGTTTTCTCAACATCAATATTACTCATCGTCTGTCTCCATTCGCTTTTCTAGGTCTAAGATCAATACCTTTGCTGCGTCCAGACCTTGGATGACGCCGCACAATCTTCGATATTCTTCGATGTCCTTTATCGTGCCTTGAGACAGAAAAGACACGACGTTAGACCGCTCTTCCTCAAGTTTTGATTTGAGGTATTCAAGAGGCGTTGTATAACTCATTTACTCCTTCTTGCCCTTTTGGGGGCGGTTGCGTTGAATCTCAGAGGCTTCCTTCGCTTTGGCGATGTCGATGCCCATGCGGACACCCTCTGCCTGCTGTCTAGCGGATAGTTCAGCTTTATGTTTCTGAATATTCGCGCCCATCTTGGCTGCTTCGATTTGCTGCCGGTTAGAGATCTCAAGTTGCCGCAGTTCGATCTCGTCAGCTTTTTGGGCTGCGTTGATCTGCATTTCCTGCTGCTTGCGTTGCTCTTCAGCCATTTTGATTTGTGAATCAAGCTGCAACTGGGCCTGCTTCGTTTGTGCGTCAAGCTGCAATTTTTGCTGCTGAATTTGCAACTCTTGTGCGCGAAGCTGAAGCTCCATCTGCTGCATCTGGATAATTGGATCTTGGGCCTGTTGCTGCGCTTGAGCAGCTTGGACCTCGGCCTTGTCCTTCTGTAGCAGTTTGGCAGCGGCGGCTGCGGCAAGCTGAGAGACTTGAACCTCGGCTGCTTCTGGCAGGTAGTTCTCGTCCTTCTCGGCATCCGGCATCGGTGGGAGATTTGCTCCCAACTGTTTCTCGATTTCTTTGCGATATTGAAAGGCGACATGCTCCATAACGTGAGCAGCGCCAGCAGCCATGATGGTTTGGGCTTGCGGGTTTTGACCCACGATCTGCATGATTTTTGGATCTTGCATAGCCATCATGTGAACCTGCAGATGGGCCTCGTGATCTTGATAGTAGAACGCCTTGACGGGTTTGCCGTTCATCAAGTTCATGTTCTCTGTCACGGGGTCTACAGGCTTCTGGTCATCGGGAGACGGAATGATCTTGCTGGCATTTTTGACACCCAGCGTCTCAATCATCTGCCGATGCAGATACGGTAAATCGTAAATTTGTGGGTTGGTCTGAGATAACTGAAGAACGGCTTGATACTGCACGATCTTCTGCGACATCGTGGCCGCGTTGGGATCAGAGACCGGAATGACATCTACATCATCGTAGTCAGACTTCTTCGCCTTGCGATTGCCGACTTCTGGCTCATAGCTATATTCATCTGGCGTGTAGTCACGAATAATCGTGGCAAGAAGTTTGAACTCCTGCTTCATCGCGTAGTACACGCGAGCCTGCACCGCCGTCATCACCTTCAGAACTCTTTCAAGTACGGCCAGAGTGGTACCGACCGGAGCCTGCGAGGACATGTCAGAGATCTTGAGGTCAGATACCGCAGCAAATCTGCGGCCTTCCTCAATTACTTTGTCCATCAACGCTGCGAGAGTCTGCGAAGGTTCCTTGTAGGGCAGCGGCAGAATGTTGTCGCGGATCGCACCAGACGGTACGTCTACGTCTCGGAATTCTCCCGGCGATACTGGAGTATCGTCTCCTTTAATTCGCAGTCCTCTAGTTTTGAGTCCTCCGGGGAGGTTTGAGAGGGTTCCTGCGTCCACCAACTGTCGAAGGAGGGACGTTGCAGTTTTACTATGTCCCCCGATAAGGTGAATAAGTCCGAAGTAGTAAAATCCAAATCCCGGTATGTACCCGTAGTGGACGAAGTGCTGCCGCTTCGCTTTGAGTTTGTCGTCCTCACGCCAATTCCTCCTGATCGCTAATATTGTCCCCGTACCCTTTTCAATCGTTATGACATAAGGCAGGGCGATCCCTGTCTCATTATTTTCTTTATCGACATCGGGATATCCCGGCAAGTCGTAATTGACATGCATCTCCAGAAGCTGAAACCGATTGTCCATCGATGCGCTGAAGCCTTGATCTTCAGCCTTTTGCTTCTCCACCTCATCCATCGTGCGAATCGGGTCGCCCAGATCCACATCACGATAAAACCCAGCGTACTGCAGCTTGATTAATTCATTCTTCGTCTTACGCATGCGATGCGTAACACGCTCTGCCGTCTCCAAGTTGGCTGCGCCGTATGGCACCACGATATCTTCAGCCGGGATATAGACCGCAGTCTGACGACCCAGTGACGGATCAAAGTACACCTTCTTAAACGCATTACCTGCCAAGGCCATACTAAGCAGCATCCGCTCATGCTCTGGGCGGTACTCCTTCATCACCTCAGTCAACTGATAGTTCATGTCATCTGTGACACGAACTGAAGCATCGCGCTTCTCAGAAGTTTCTTTGCCGATAATCTTGGCTTTGACCGGCCCCATCGCGGGGAAGGTCTCCATAATAGTCTCAGACTGGAACTTGACCGCTGACTCCATCAAAAGTGGGTGGAACACGCCACACGCACCCGGCCACGGCTCAGTCCTCTCCTCGTAGCGAATACCGAGGATCTTCAATCCTTTGACGTACGTATCTAGCCAATCTTTGCGGGAAGAAAGGTCTTGCTCATAATCGGCAATCAACTCACTCGCCAGACTCTGCAACTCGTTCTCGCCCATGTACTCAGCGAGGTTGGCATCGAAGTCTTCAGCGCGGGGGCGGTCCTTCGCCAGTTCAATCACTACCCCATCCATGTTGATCCGCATCTCTTCTGGGTCAACGACCTCAATCTCAATCGCTGGCTCGGCTGCTATAGCCTCCATTCCCAACGGAGCCTGATACAGACCTTTATCCATATTCGCAGCCATCTAAATTCTCCTAGTAATAGCTTTCGCGTCTGTGGCTCTTAAACCATTTAGTTGGAATCGGCTCGTCAGACGGAAGACGAATAAACCCACCCTGTCTAAACCGTAGAAGGGCCAGTGTCGTCGAGTCCACCAAGTCGTCATGAGTACCGCTTGGGAAGTCGTTACACTCCTCGACCACTTCTCTGGCCCATCTGTGGTCAGTACACCAGACTATACCTGAAGAAAACAAGTCCGAGACGGCGTTCACTCGGCTGATCTTGTCCTGCCCTTTACCCGGCGTGAACTCACTGAGCGGCACACCCATTCGTCTCATTTCCTGATACAGCGCCGCCCCGTTTGATTTCTTTTCCACGATAAAGCTGTCGGGGTTCCAAGCCTTATATTCCTCCAGCACCATCGCTTTTAACTCGGGGAACTCAAGCCGCTGCTTAATGGCATTTAAAAGGATAATGTTGTAGTTCTTCGTTTCCTCATTAAAGAACACACCCCACGTAGTTAATGCGTTGTAGTCCGCCCGGTTCGATTTCTCCTGCGCGGCGTCGAGGCTCATGATTATGTGCTCACACAGCGGGGGGTCATCCTTCTCCCACACCTGCCACCACTCCCGCTTGAGGAGCGCCCCCTCCTCCGAGGTCGGCTGCTGCATGTACTGTGCCTGCCAATAACGCACATCCATGCTCGCCTTTTTAGCGAGGAGTTCGTCGATATCCCAGAACTCAGGCCAGAGCGGTTTCTCGTTTAATATCGCAGGGAACTCGACCACTTCCCACTGATCTGCGCTCTCTTCGCGCAGCATGTGATCCACGATTTTCCCAGTTAAATCCTGCTTACTCCACCGGGTCATTACGACAATAATCGCGCCACCCGGCATCAACCTTTGGACTGGACCCGACTGGAACCACTCCCACGCCGGTTCAAATACGTCCGCCCGCCCTTGCTTTGCTTCTTGCTCCGAGTGAGGATCGTCAATAATAAATAGATCAGCACCGCGCCCAGCGAGAGCGCCACCAACGCCGATGGCGAAGTACTCTCCGTTAAAGTTGGTACCCCAACGAGAGGCTGATTTACTGTCTGCTTGGAGTTCGACATTTGGGAAGATGTCTCGATAGAGGTCTGATCCGACAAGGTTGCGAACCCTCCGTCCAAAGTTCACCGCCAAGTCCGCAGTGTGCGAGGCCATAATGACCTTTTTCTGCGGGTATTTGCCTAGAAACCATGCAGGCGCTAGGTAAGAAATCATCTCCGACTTGCCATGACGCGGGGCGATGTTCACGATCACCCGTTTCTTCTGGCCTTCGGCAATTTCCTCAAAGATTCGAGCCAGTTTTCGGTGATGGGGGCCAACTTTATAGCCCGGATACACGTGACCGATAAAATCTAGGAAGGAATCCTTGCCCAGTTTCTGTGTAACTTGCGTTTGATACGCCTTGAGAAGCTCGGCAACCCGCCGTTTCTCCTTTTCTGGCATCGTCGGTAATGCTAGACGGAGTTTTTTGAGATTTTCTTGGGTCAGTTGCACGATTTTTAATGCGTCTGGCCGGATTTTTCGTCCAAAACCTTGTATTCAATGCCTTCCAGCACCGTCAGAAGCTCTTTTTCGACCTCTTCAATAGGCTTAATCACGTGCGTGATCTCGCTACGACGCTTAAATGCGTCAATTCCCTCTACTTCGCCTAATGCTTTTAAGGCTGAGACACGGGTTTTAACGTCGCTTGCGGCTTCAACCGACTCAAATAACTTATTCACCACGTAGAGTTTTAAATCTGCGAGGTCTTTGACGATCATGTGGTTATAACGGGCAGCGATCCCGGCATACAAAGCAATTACCTC